CTTTTGGGCAACCAACGACAGGAGGAAGCTCCTTATACCCTGGCTCCAAGCCTCTTCCTTGGGTGGTCGCCCAATTCGTGCTTCGGTCGCCCTTTCCCTGTGTTTCTATAAAGACATAAGGAACGGTGGGAGGAAGCCCCGAAAGGAGGTCTGCGTGAGACTGTATATCTATATGCTTGATCACGCATCTCGTTCCATCCTTACATGCAGATTCCCTGATCAACTCAAACATATCTAGATCGCAGTTGCTTAAGGAGTCTGAGATTAAGTAGAACGTCAAGTCGCTTTTGCGGTTTGATGCTATCGCCGTGAACACGCTAAGTCTTGCCTGTCTCGCCCAAGACGAATCGAACGTAAGAGCTATATTCATTTACGTGCAAACCTCAGTAATACTTGTTTTATTGCCATCCACATATCGAGGTATGTGTAGGTGGCGAGCCTCCCAACGAAAACTACGCGACTTTCGCGGTCTGCCAGATCTTTGTACTTTGCGTATGTCTTTAGTCCTGACCCGAAAGGAATTGGGTAAAAAGGAATGTCGGATCTCCCGCATTCCTTGGGTAGCTCCCTTGTTATGACAGTAGTTTCAGTATGCGATTCCGTGAAATACGCATTATCGTAAGATCGCGTATACGGCGTTGAGCGTGTGTTGTGATTGATTACAGCGCAGGGCAACCTTCTGGATGTTATGGTGTGCTCTAGGTCAAGCGAACGATAAGGAAGATCCCCATAAACATAGTTGAAGTACTCGTCAATTTTGCCTGTATAAATAGTAATATCTGCATCGTAATCCTTCCATTCTGTCTTGGCGGATCCCAGTATGACCTCAACCCCTTCAAGCATCCTTGAGACCATTTGGGTGTATCCATCTTTAGGAAGGCACTGGTACTCCTGACCTTCGAACCAAGACGGATCCTCGCAGTCTTGCGTCTTGGGTATCCTATTCGTGATAGTCCTTGGTACTTCGCTGAATGGAACGCCCCATTGTTTTTCAGAATAATCCTTGAATATAACATCTGTAATCTCTTCTTGGGTAAGTTCTCTCCCAAGCTCTGATTTCGTCTTTTTGCTGTATGGTAACGAAATTAGGCCAAGTTTTGTTTCTCCCTTGGGCCGGTGCTTGTATTCCGTCCAATCCGTGAACCTACTCAAGAAGCCAAACACCTCCTTGTCGTCGGTATGAAAAAAATGCGGTCCGTAATTATGCGTCATGGTTCCGCCTAAGATGCTGTCGTAGCAATTTCCTGCGATGTGGGGTCTTGTCTCAAATAAGCGAACAGCGTAGCCAGCACTTTTAAGCACGACGGCGGCCGTTGCCCCAGATAGACCGCCACCGATGATCCGAGCCTTCATTTAGCCCTACACCAAGCGTCGTAATACCCTTGGCCCCACCACGTTACTATCTCTTCGCCCTTCTTGATCTGCTTGGTTGCTCCAAACACCATAAGAAGCTGATCTGGAATGATTGCGAAGGAGGCGTTTGCGTCCTCCTGCTTGTCGGCACAATTATAGATCGCTCCATACCCGAGCGGGAGGATGTAGCGGGTTCCGTTGGCAGGGCAGTTAAGCAAGCAGGGGGGTCGCGTCGGTCCCGGATTGCAATGACATGAAACGCTGTAGGCATACCTTGAAATCGTTGAGTCGCGCTGATACTTCGCCGGCCAGTCGAATATCATACAATGGCAAAACTCTATTGCCTCTTCCTTTTCAAAGTCTTTGCTGGCAAATACTCCCATCCCCTTATGACCAGCACCCTTCAGGCTGACGGAAGGCAGATAGCCGGAGTTCTTTATCTCCGAATACTTCTCGACCAAGTTCACCGATAAACTCCGAAAACAGAGTGCCAAGTCCCCTCAAGCAAGTGGGCGAAGTGACTTTCATCCCGTTTCTCGTAATACTTCTTGTAAACCTTTGCTGGGACAGACTTGATAAGCTTCTTTCTGACCCACAACTGCGCTCCAACCATAAAGGATCCGCTTCTTGGAGGCTTCCCATCCCAAGGGTATCCGTGCAGCTGTTCGTGCATATCCCCAAGCTCAAAAGGCCAAGGCTTGTCGTTTGCTATATTGACTCCTAGGTAGGCCATTGATCTTGGATCGTCTTGGGCTACGGCCTGTATTTGAGAGATCGATCCGTGTTTAAGAAAGTCGCCCTGCACAAATAGGGTAATATCTGCCAACTTGTCCCGATTGTGGATGATGTGCCATAGATACTGACCAGCCTCACGTCCTCCGTTCGGGATCCTTGTAATCGGAAGCTTGCCCAGCTTGTCTTTTTTAGCCTCTCGGATCCCATCAGTAGCCCGATAGATAGTCTTTTTCCAAGCCTTCGGGACATCTTTGATCCATTCCAACTGCTCGCTATATGATGCAACCACGATTTCTAATTTCATTTTTTAACTCCTCTTAATTTTAGCGGCCACCGCTTCTGGATGTTGCGGGTGTGTCTCTTGAGTGCTTCGGCAACAGCGGCCGGAGTCCACCCCATGTTCGCTAAATCGGTGATAATATTGTGTCGAATGGTGTCCAAATTCTCGCCCTTCGCTCGGCTTACCAGCTCGTCGTAGGCAACCTTGTATTTATTACACAGCCCACCAAGATCCTTGGAGATAGTTGCCGCTCTAGGATTACTGCTTGAAGAACCAAGCGAGACAATGCCCTCAAGCATGGTAACTCGCTTCTCCACATCTGCGACGCGGTAGGTAATGGCAGCCCAAACATGCTCTCTTGGATCGCTAATCATGCTGTAGCCCGCTTCATCACAATCTTACTTTTAGTGGTTTCGACTAAGAGGCTCTGCAAGTCAGCAAGCTTGCTTAGTCCAGGGTTTCTTTGTGAAGTAGCGTGAATGAGGTCCTCGGTCTTTTCCATGAACTCAATCTTATCGAGCTTTTGCATCTCTTCGGCTTTCGCGTACTGGTCGGGGGTAAGCCATTGAGCCAGAAAGTTCCATCCAGACTGGGGAAGCATTATGCAAGCACTACGAATCGAGTAGCAGATGCCGTTCTTGGCGCAGAAGTTCTCAACCTTGATCTTACGATCCGTATATTTGCGCTCGTCCTTGTCCCAAACCTTTCCGATTCCGCCAAGTTCTTGGATGATTGACAATGCGTCAAAGATCCACGCACCATGCTTCTCGATTAGGCCTTGCTTTGTTACGCGATCATATTCTGACCGCTTTTGATCTGCTCTTGTTTCTGGTTTCATAAATTATAGCCCTGCCTCAACAAGCCTTCGTTTCGCCTGTCTCCATTCCTCTTCGCTTGAGTAGCCCTGCACCATCCACGCTGGCTCAGATGACTTTTCTGGCTTGGCCGTTGCAATCTTGATTGTCCCCTCGCACTTCATGAGCCAGTTCTGGATAAAGCGAAGGGTCATCCGCCGTTCCGGCCGTGTAGCCAGCCAAGCCTTCATTTTCGCAAGCTGATCTCGAACATTTACCCCTCTGGCGTGATGTTCGTTGAGTAGGGCGTTGAGCCGATTCTGGTCGGCTGGATTGCCCTGAAGAAACAGATCAAAGCTATCAAATACTTTCTCAAGCCGTTCCTCGACCATGTGTTCCCGAGCCTTGGCCTTGCGCTCCTCTTCGCGGATCATCCTTCGGCAGTAGGGAACCTTGCTTCCGTCCCGACTCCAAAGCTGGGAGGCCTCGATCTCGTCACGCATTCTGGTCAATTGATCTTGGGTGAGCTTGTACCGCTCCATTAGATCCTCGCTACGCCACGGCCGGCCGTTGGGCTTAAGCAGGAAACCACGCCGAGGGCTTTCGTGCATTAGGATCACAAGCTCAAACCAGAATGCTCTGGTCTCCCATGAGAGGTTTGCCGTGTCGGCACGCCAAGCCTTTGGAGAAAAACGGATAGCGACTTCCATTTACGCTTCACCCTTTTTCTCCCCCAGTTCCTCTACTTTTTCGCTAAGCTCGCGAGTCAGTTGCCTAACCTCATGTTTTAGATGTCCGTTCTCTAGGAACAGAGCCTCATTGGCCTCGCGCATTTGACGCAAGCCGACATAAAGAATTGCCTCTGCAGCGTTATTAAAGGTTGGGGGTGTAGTACTGTTTAGCATCTTGTGACCTTTGGAATTAGTAGTCTTGAGATTGAAATTTCGATCTTCGGATCCTCGCCTTGGGCGGAATAAAATTTTGATGTTTCGCCAGCACATATTTGGCCGTCATCTTTCCAGAAGCCGGCAATCGTCAGCGCATCCATCAAAGGCTTGAGCATGTTGTCTCGATCCGGCCGAACTGGTGCGAATACCCGCTCCTTGCCCTTGAGTGCTTTTGGGCGGGAAAGAATAAAGGAGACGTCAACACGGAGCGGTCCCTCCAATGGCCTTGGAGGACGTGAAGTCCTTGCCAAGGCTCCGAGGAGATCCACGTATCCCTTGCTCCGCTTGTCCCTGAAAACCCTGCCACGACCAAACCGGAGTCCGGATTGGATGGTCTTGGGCTTTACCTCAAGGATCAGTCGGATCGCAGAGTCTGGATTGCCGCTTTTAGTTTCTGTTTCCATGATCTTTTGTGTCCTTTGATTCGAACCAAGGCCTTGCCGTTGCCTACTGGGAAGATGTCTAGTGGCCCCGCCTCGGCTGTCATTCCGATGGCAATTGGCCCCCAGAAGTGGATGTAGGCATACACAGCGTTCCGCCAGAAAGCCTGTTGCTTTCGCTCTAGGCCAAGCTTGGCTTCCTGCGCTTGCCGTGATGAGGGACGGCTAGGCATCAGAGTAGTCCCTCTTAACATTGACCTTCTTGGCGGTCTTGGCTGACTTGCGGAAGTTCTCGGCCGAAGGCGCACCCTCGGCTCCTGGCTTCCTCATCTTCTCTCCGCTGCCGGCCTCGATTCTCCGCCTCTTGGCGTGGATATTTGCGTAAAGACCTTTTTTCATCAAAAGTCCACGGATTCTTTGGTCTTTGGACGCTCTGGGGCTACGAGAGGGGAGACGGCGAGGGAGAGGTAGGTCTGCCCAGCCTTCGACTTTTTGATCCATCCAGCGAGACGCCACTTCTCGGACATCACGGTGACAGTGCCGGTGTAGTCCGGCTGTTTCTCTGTCTGCTTCTTTTCGTTGCGGAACAAGACTCCGCTGTTGTCTTTGTCTTGAGTTACTTGGTTTGGTGTATTCATTGATTTCCTTTATTGTTGGTTGTTTGGTTTCTATTCCTGACATTCACCCAGCTCTTGCTCTTCGCGTAAGCCACGGTCCCAAGATCCACGCCGTAGCGGGCCGCTATCTCGCCCTCAGTCATTCCTTGGTCGTAAAGCTGTTTCCACGCAGCCCATCTCTTCGCCACCGATTTTGCGTCCCTAACGTAAATTCCTTTTTTGCCATGCTGTTTACACAAGTTACGAACCTCTGCCATCTTTCCAGTTTCCTCGGCAAGCTTTGTGGTCAGAGACTTGTACTGCTCAAACTTGGTGAGCAAATTAAGGAATTGGGATTGGAGATCCGAAATAATGACTCTCAAGCGAGTGACTTCGTCTGCGAGGATTGAGGCCTGCGAATCAGCAATCATCTTGCTTACTTCCTCATGATTTACCGGAAGCTGTGGTATACCAATCGGGATAGGGCTGGATTTCGCCGTGATGCGGATAGGCCTCACAACTGAAACTCTCCCGATATTCCTCTCAAATGCTTTGAGCAGGCTCATCCCGCCCTCACTAACTTCTGGATTGTTCGAGTTTTGAGACACTCCCCCAGAACAGCCGATGTCTTGCCCTTGACCTCTTTGGCGCTGATGCCTTGCTTTTCTTTTAAGACCCTCTCAAGTTTCGTGATTGATACATCAGAGCAAACCATCGCAACGCCTTGGCCGAAGGCATCCGCAATACGCTCCATCGCATCTGCGGGGTCATCTATGTAGCGAATGTCGCTCTCGGTAATCTTCCAGCCGGGGACTTCGACCCCGCTAGACAGCAAATCCTTGGCCTTTTTCTTTATGACATCGGCAACCTTTTCAGCGATAGATGCTGCCTCAAGGAGTTTAGGGAGATCCGCTACATCAATGATCTGGTAGTCGCTTGGTTGTTTGGCGAGCGCCAGCCCCATGCCTTGCCCTTCGGGGCAAACGGAGAGGCCGGTGCAGTATAGGCAGTGCATCCCAGCAGCCCTTGGGGCCAAAGGCTGTGACGACCTCTGCAACGCCGTCAGAATCTTCTCTTTCCAAAGCCTTATGCCTTGTCCAGTCAGATGCCAAAGGTCATTACTCCCGCCAAGCTGAATGATCGCTGAGTAGACCTCTGTAAATCCGTAACGACTCGCCGCCATAACTGCGAGCGCAGCAAGCTGTGCGTTGTCCTTGGCTGGGACAATGATCTGGCCGGTCTTGTAATCCACTACTAGACCGATGACATCATCGCCAATCGTTCCTGAGTAAATCACGTCTGGCTTGCCAGTCATTACAACCTTCTTTTTGTCCTCGAGAACCATCCGCATTTCCGCCTGACATAGGGTCACATCCGACCCGATCATCATTGAGAACTCCTTAACTACCTTGTCGGAGATCTCCTTGAGCTTGTCGGCTACCCAGAGCTGGTCTGGAGTTGCGTCGGGAACTTTTTGCCCCTCAAGAATCGAATGAATGATCGTGCCTTCGATTGCGGCCGATCCCGGCTCTGGCTTCGGGATGTCTTTGGTTAGGGCAACCGACCCTGGGCAAGCGATAACCCGCTCAATTCCAGATGCAGATGGTAATCCTAGTCTTTCGTCACTCATAGATGCCTTTCTGGCTGTGGTCCCAAGCGGTTCTTGCGATGCAAACCCAGAAATCCCCTACTCCATGAAGCTCTGCGCTTCTCTCAGCCTCTTCTTTGCTGATGAGGGTTGTGCTTGAAATAAACGCAACGGCCATGGCCTTGGCTGAATCTTCAAATCTTTTGCGATCTTCTTGGGTAACGTCTCGAAGCTCTAGGGTTGTCATCCTTGCCTCCTGTAAAGAGGAGTCATCCGAGCATGGCTTCTGGGATCCTTCATCTTTACCCAATGCCCAGTCGAAACGATTATCCCTCTAGCGATTGCGGTTCTCACAAAAGCTCCCCACGCATTCGGGTGCTTTGGCTCTGGAAGCTCCAAAAGCATGCGAAAGTCCTCTCCGGTGGCCTCTTCAAAGTCCAGATAGCGAAGGCGTGAAATCGCTATATCCATCCAGTCCTTGTTGTTGTCGATCACCGCTGTGATACCAGCGTCACGACGAAGCTCGCCCTCAAACAATGGGAGTTGCTCGGCGATGATCATAATCTTGCCTCCGCTCGGCGACTGGACTCAAAGGAACGCCAGATCTCGATCTTGGCTTGGGCTGCGACAAACTTCCAACGGAGCGTCTCCTCGGCCACAACGGCCTCTTTCAACCCTTTTAGGCAATCCAGATAACGCTGATCGGCCAGAGCCTCTCGACTCTGCTGAGCTACGGACGAATCCCCATTGATCTCCTTCATAAGGATCGCCTTTAGGGAATCCTTGTATTCCGAGACGTAGATCCGCTCGGCTTTTGCCTTTGCCATCTTTTCGGCGTTTGTCTGGATGAACTCGGCGGCCGCTATTGGGTCAATGTCACTCACGGAGTTTATCCTTCAACCACAACGCGAACGCTGTGCATGCGATAAGAATTGCTACGAAAAAGATCAGGAAGCCGGCGACAAATCCAATCCATACGAGCTTTCCGATTACGCTTGCTGGGATGTGTTCTATTATTAGATTCATAATCAAAATGGAACTGGGTTGCCGTCGGCATCGGTTTCATTTTTTGGCTCGTAGGGCGGGACATCGCCCTTCTTGGTCTTGGTTTTGTTCAGCTCGTGTTCCGCCTTCCAGTCGTCAAGGGCTTTGCGGAATTCTCGGGAATCTGGGTATTTCGGATTAACCTCGAAATTCTGATACCACCACTCGACTGCTTTGGCTGGGATCTCGGAAAGCTTCTGTCCCTTCCTTGCTCCAATAGGGCAAACAAACTCGCCCCAATGCTTTCGACCCTCAGTTACTACTCCCACAATCTTTGCGTCAAACTGCTCAACCACCTTGCTGAGGATGTCTGCTTGTGGCTTGGGGGAGGGGGTTTGTCGGGTGTTCTGCGCTGAATTGCCGTCATCGTCCTCGTCAGCTGCAATCCCAAGCAGGGCAGACAGCCCATAACGGCGTGCGTAGGTAATCCCGGATCCCCAAGCTTGGGGGCCGTTGCTTCTGGCCGTGTCTCCAACTATTACCGGAGTGAATCCAGAGATGTACTGCCCAGAGATGTGAAGCAGGGTTGTTTCGATGCCGAACTGCCCATCCCGAACCTCGCCACCTTGAACCCAAGATAGACCGAATTCGTGAATGACCGCGGCTGCCTCGTTAATTGCCTTGAGATCCGCATAGGCACTTCGGAAGTGCGGATTCGTGGCATTCTTCTTTGCTGACGGCAACTTGGCTTGAGCCTTTACGAGACTAGCCGCAAGTTGGTCGATTTGTTCTGACCTTTGCATGACTCCTCCTTTGCTTTTTGTAGTTCGTGGGTGACTATGGTTATGAAGTTCCAGCGGGGTGATTTACCGACTAGGAAATGAGCCACATTGCGTAGCTGTTTGCGGGCTGTGGGAAGGCAGACCTTCCATCTGCGGGCGATATCCTCTGCCGTAAGGGGAGGGTGCAAAAAGAGTTCGTTCACGAAGAAGCCTCCGTGAGGAAATTATTTATTAAATCAGAATGTACTCGAGGTTGTACTTGCCAGCGTAAGTCGTTGTGGCACAATATACCGGTGCGGGGGGGATTCGAACCCCCGGTTCGCGACATGAAAAGAGAATTGTTAATAATTAACCGATTTACTCTTATTTGATTTGCTTTGGTATTAACTGCGTTCCACACTTTGTACAGATGGCGAGTCTTTATAAGCGGGACAATAGTCCCTACTGGTGGGTTTCCAGCAAAGGTCCTAATGGATGGGCTAAAAAGCGCACTGGATGGCGTTGTAGCAATCCGGTTGATACGGCAAAGGCCAAGACCTTCGTCGCTGGTCAATCGCTTGCTGAAGGGCGTAATAGCGAGCTTTCGGCTGGCACCAGCTGGGTTGAGCCGGTCATTAGAAACCTTCCGATTTGTGAAAAGACCGTCACCCGATATTTGGAAGAATGGCGATTCATTGATCAGTTCATGACTGAACGTCGCATCGGACTCTCTCAGTTCGCACCCCATGACGCTGATCTATACATCCAATGGAGGACGTCAATAGGGAAATTTAGGAATAAAAATACGTGCAAAAATACCGCTTTACAGGAATTAAAATTTCTGAAATTCATGCAAAAACAAGCTCGTCTCCGAGGGAAAATGATCGACCGACCAATGGATGATTATGTCATTCGTCTAGCTCCGAAAAAAATGAAGCCCGCACTTGCCGATGAACAAATTTATAAAATTCGTGATGCGCTTCCAAATTATCCAAGTTGGATGTCCGTCAGTTTTGAAATCGGATTGGCAACTGGGGCGAGACTCCAAGAATGCTCGATTCCATGCGACTGCATTAACCTTGAGCATAAGACAATCACCTTCCCGAACCCAAAGGGCGGGGTAGCCAAGGCTTTCACGATCCCGATCCCTAAGTCTATTTTGCCTTTGCTTATTGCGATCAAAGAAAGCGGAGCCGAGAAAACTTGCGACATCCCGCCCACGAAGGCCTCCTTCAAGTGGAGAAAGTTTTTCGACCGGCTGGGGATGAAGAACGTGTGCTTTCATTGCCTTCGAGTCACCCGAGTTACCAGAATGCGCATAGCTGGAGTCCCAGCGCCAGATGCACGAAGGCTTGTGAACCACTCCAGCGAGCTGATTCACCGGCTGTACGACCGGCATCAAGTTGAGGAGCTTCGCCAGTATGTCGACTGCGGTAGTGTTCCCGCCTCCATTCATCAAAGTCCTTTTCGAACACAACCCCCTCGATCAGCGGAAACCCTGGCAGCCTAGCCAGCCTCCTTAACCGCATATAACTTAGGCCATACTCGGCCTGTAATTCACGAAGAGTTAACGCCCTGTTCTTCATAATCCAATAATTACAATTGCTACATAACTGCAGCAACGCAAAATGCTTATGATTAGGTGTTTAACACCCCTAAAACGCTTTACACCTAGTGTTCGGTATGCACTATCCCTGCGTGCCGAACTCCAGAGCTAAGAACAAAAAATTTGTGGGTTTATGGCTTGATGAAAGCACTTTACACAAGATTAGGAAAGCTTCTGGCAAAATCAGAATATCCCTTTCGGGATATATTATTGGTTTACTGACTTCGCAAAAGCGTAGCTCTCTAGCGCGGAAGAGTCCGCGGGATTAGTTTACTGATTTAGCGAAAGACCGATTGTAAGCCATCTCTTCAAGCGCAGCCGTAGTTAGATACTTCTCAACAAGAATCTGCATATTGACCCACGAGGCATGAAGCTTATCCAGTAACGACTCAACGCTTTTGCATGGGGTGACTTCAATACTCCACTCCATGCCGTGGCCGGGAACTGTGACCAGCTTCGGCCAGCTCCACGGCCCCGCAGTATATGGAAACTTTCCTTGGTCTGCCCATTTCTCCCAGTCCTGCGGTAGCCAATACATGTGACCAGAGGCATCCCAGCCGAGGTCGCTTCGGCTAAAGACAAGCACGCTTGACCAGCATCCCGGCCATTCGGGCGGATCCAGAACAAACCCAACTGAAGCCATATTAAACAGAGGAAGATTGTCCAGCATTGCCATTGTCATTGTGTGGGCGGACTCCCATTCGTCTATCCGTGGATAGAGATCTGTGGCTGATCGAATCGTGAACTGCATTTGCGAGAACTAAGCTAACTATCGCTTTCGTCAATTGCCATTTATCCCAAGCGTCCTCCAAATGCAGTTAGTTCGTCATGCACTTTGATTAAATTGTCCCACTTGTTAAATCTCGGGCCTACCTCTGTTATTAAGGAGGTCACACACTCTCCCTCAGGATCCTTCAGTGTAATCCTCGCAGCGTAAAATCCAATTCTCAGCCCAATATCGACATACCTGTTGTCAGCCCCATCAGCAGTCATTTGCCTCATCATAACTCTTATGTCTGGCCTCCATCTGTCCGTATAGAAAACCCTGTAACCATTCAGAGTCTTATAAAGACGATGTGGCTCACCAATCGTCGGCCTCTGCCCATCAAAATCTCCGATTGGAAGATCCTTGCTCGTGATGCACCAGTATTTTCTCACAAGTTTAATGACCATTCATCTGAGATATCATCTGGCGGCACACAGCAAACACGGAAGTTGTCGATGTGACATACGGAAGATAGCTCAAGTTGTGCTCACCCGTCGGCGACCTTTGCTCCGCAAAACAAGGCTGCATCCCATCTCAGCCAAGCGTCGGCGGGTGAGTGCTATTTACAAGGGATTGCGACAGAAGTTTCTTACGGAGAACCCAACTTGCAAGGTTTGCAAGTGCCAGCCTTCAACTCAGATACACCACAAGGCCGGAAGGGTTGGCGACAAGCTCAATGATGTGAAAGATTTTCTGGCTGTGTGCTTTTTTTGCCATCGAAGGATCCACGACAATCCGGCTTGGGCTAACGCTAAAGATTATTTAACCAGGACTGCCCCAAGCCTTGAGGGGCTTCCTCTGGCTCCTAGGTCTCGCAGGGTATGAAATTACCAGAACAACCAGCTGACCAGCTCGAGCTTGTCCGGAGGCTTCGGGAAAGCATTGGCTACACGCAATGGTATGTCCCGATGCTTGAAATGATGATCGCAAACCTCCACGAGGAGATGCTTGAGGAGAAAATCACTCCAGAAGAAAGAAACATAAGATTCCACAAATACTTGCTGGCCAGATCGCTTGCACGAATGGTGGACAACCAAGAGGCAGCCCTAACAAGGCTGGTAAAAAAATAATGGAAATTAAAACAACTGATATTGTCGTGGCCTCCTACAAGGAGACCCTCCGATGGGTAGAGATGTGGAAGGCTTTCAACAAGGTCATCCCAATGCTTCCCGGATGTAAATTTAAGATTTACAGAACTGGAGATAAGATGGAAGGGGCAACGATGCTCATCAATAAGGGCAGGGAGGCCGGCCAATGGTTGGCTCACATTGTCGAAAACTATGACAATCTTGCGGATGTGACGCTTTTTGTTCAGGCAGATCTAGGAGCTTCGTTCGGTCAAAACCCAAACGAGTGGCCGCACGACTTAAATGTTTTCAAGCAAATGCGCCTCCCAGTAGATGGCAAGGGCTGTTGCGAGCTTGGGCCGATAGATGATTACAGCTTCTACTGCTGGCCTTCACTAAACAGGATCCGGGTCTCGGCCACAGAGCCGGGCTTTGACGAGCCATACAATCGGGGCTTCGGTCCCGCTCGACTCAGTCCATCCGACCAAGAAATAAAGCTCCTCTGGGGAGATCACGCCCCCAACGAAATTCGGTGGTCAAATGGAGGGATGGAATTCGGAGCGCAACACATGCTGACTCGGGGATTTATTCGTCGCCTCCCCAAGGAGTACTATTCCGACCTCCTAGCTGCCGTAAGAAACCACGAGCTTGCCCATTGGCTTGAGTTCGGAAAATGGCCGGTAATTATTTACGACATCTACCGCCAAGGACCCCTTCGCCGTGACTCTTCTTCAACTAAAGCCTGAAATCTGGGTTATGACCCCAAAGGGCGAGGGCTTGGCCTTTCTGGTGGCCGACCCTGGCATGGATCACAACAAGGTCTTCACAGTCCTCCTCCAAGAGGGATCCATACTGGACTTTGATTTGAAGGATTGCCGGCGATGCGAAAACCCAACCTTCGGGGTTCCGCCTCCATCGATCCCAAAGCCACACTACCCATAACGCGGACTCCGGGCGTTTAAGGGAATGATCGAAATATCCTACCGAGCCGACATTGAGACAAGAACACGCGACCTCCGAAAAAAGAAGCAAGAAGCCGAGGAGCTTTTCGATGGCATGGAGGCCGATATCGAGGAGTTTGAGCGGATCAAGATTGGTGAAGCCTTCGGGATCCCCAAGGAGGAGATGTTTAGGCAAGTCAGAGAATACGGACGCAAGGAAACGATCTCTATGTACGAGCTAACTGCACACAACTGTCAGAAGCTTGTCGATAATGACGATGGAACTGGATACATACTCGCTGAAAAGGGCGACCATCAAATGCCCTGCAAACGCAAAACCCCTTCTCAGCCAGATCTTGCAGATGGCATCTTCATCTATTCGGGCAACAGACCTAAAAAGGGGGCATACAACCACAAAGGGGTGAAGATTGAGTTTGATATCTGGAAAGCTCCAAACGGCCTCTGGTTCGGCGATCACTCCTCCACCTCCTGCTGTAGCAGTTGCTCCATAACCATTGACGATGTTGAGTGTGCGTTTGAGACGCAAAAAGAGGTCTTTGATTACTGCGTAAGAAGGGCAATCGAAAATCTATCCACTAAAGATGTGGACAGAGACACGCAAGAGATAGAAGTCCAATGCCCAGACTGCGTGGCTTGGGCAAGGGAACACATCCAAGTCACCCAGCTAGAGGAAGGCGAGGACGGCGAAAGGATTGCTGGGGCAACAGAAATGTGGAATCCAGACAAGCAATACAACCAAGTCGATTACAATGTTATCGGTTGCGAAATGAGGGAAGATAATGAGGGCAACCCAACTCCAATCTTGAGTGAGTGCGAGACTTGTAACCACGAGAGGCCAGACAGCCCTTGGTTTGATGACAACAAGATTGAAAGGGATGAGACCCCAGAAGAGACGGCAAAGCGGATAGCCGAGGAAGAGGCCACCCCAAAATACGGCAAGAACCAGTCAGATGTCGAAAAGCTGATTGCAAAGCTCAAGGCGATGCAGGGCATCTACTCTCACAAGACAAACGCTGCCCAGCTGGAGCTTGCCCTATGAGGGAAGGATCCAAGGTGGTTTGCGTAGATGCGGAGTTTCCCAAGGAAATCGTGAAGTTCTATACCGACCTCCCCAAGAAGGACGGCGTTTATACCATACGGACTATTGAGGTTGGCGTGGACTTGTCGGGACAAGCGGGCGAAGTGGCCGTGACCCTAACCGAGATTGTGAACCCAGTCTCCAAAACGCCTCCACACCGAGAAAGAGGTTTTCGCCAGGATCGGTTCCGGGAAGTCGAGCCTCCAAAGGCCGAAGCAGAGGTAGAGCGTCACCCAGTTGAGGAGCTGGCGTAGCGGACGGACGTTGTTTAAGGGTATGAAAAATAAAAACCGCACTAAGCAATTCAAGCCCGACTGGAAGAAAATCAAGGAAAGACCAGAAATGAAGAAACTGGCTAAAGATCTTCTTAAGATTGGCTGGGTACTTAAATGAGCGACAATATCATTTTCTACTCAGACACCATAGGCAAAGAGGTTTCGACCACCAGATCCCCAAACTCCGCAGGGACAGACTGGGGCTTTGAGCATCTGCGACCCCTCCACAAGGCGATATGTGCGGACATCGTAAAGAACCCAGACTCTAGTAACGGCGATGAGGAATACGGCCTCGTCTTTAAGTGCAGGGACGGAAAGATTCGCACAGCTTGGATTATGTGTGACCCAGAAGGCAACGGAGCAGGGCATCTGGACATCGTTGGAGGTGACGACAAATGAACAAAACTAAACGCAGGGAAATTCACGATGATAATTGGTACGGCAAGCAAGTAATACTGGTTTCTGAAAAGACCTTAAAACCTGTTTGCATCGGCCAAAGAGTAAAAGATTTTCGTGGAGACTCCGCCGTTATTACTGGAGGCCACGCACCTAGGAAGCCTTCATCAGAAGGGTATGTTGGAGTAAAAGACAGAGATTTTGAAATGTATTACTATGCGGGCGTGTATGACTTGAAATGGGTTCTGAAAGAGGAGGCCAAATGACTAAAATTAAATTCGAAATCACTTGGGAAGATGTCCAAGACATCGCCAAGGAGCGGGATGGGCAGAACCTAAACAAGAAGCTGGCTTGCAGACTGCTGGCAGACATTGAAAGCGGAGTTCGTGGCTGGTTCGACCAGACCAATGGAGACGCAATTAGCGATTCGCTTACAATGTTCCTTCGGAACGGCGGGATCCGCACGAGCCTCGTGAATGCAACGATGCAGAAGGTGTCGTGACGATGAGGGATCTGGCTTGAAATACCCCTTCATCCTCATCATCGGACGGCTCTCAGACGAGGAGAACACGCTGGCCGTCTACCAGAACACTACCTCGGAGATGGCTCGGAAAGCCTTCCACAAGCAACTTTGCGACATCTGGGAAGATCGCTCGGCAAGCAAGGATCTGATTATCGAGGCCGTGATTGCCTCCAACGAGCCTCCAAATGTCTTGGATAGCGATACAATGGTGCGAGCAAATCTATGAAGAAGCCCTCCTTTAACTCTCGCTCCACAATCGCTCGGCTTGGCTGGCTTGCCTCCAAGTTTCGGAAGGATGGTCAAGTCGATGGAACGCACAAGGTAGCCCTTGAATGGGAGTGTTCTTACAAGACAATCAATCGGGATATTGATGCCCTCCGTGACTTCTTCGGCTTTCCGATCACCTACGACCCCAATCAATACAAGTGGCGAATCACGGGACAGATTCCCGAAGCCCGAATCCTTTAACGGACTTGCCCTGTTTAAGGGCATGAAAACAAAAACACCTACCCAAAACGAAAGAGGGCCGGACTTGTCCGACCGCCTTCTGGCCTTCACCTCTGGTTTACTTGGATTATCGGCTTCCCTCCCCGAAGATCGGGCTGGCGGTCACTTGGCCGAGCAACTCCTCCGCACGGCAACCGCTATCTACTTCCGCCACGGCGAAGCCGAGGGGTCTCCTTCCGCCAAGGCATTTGCCGACAAGTTCCGTGAGTGCCTCATCGAATTGAGGACGGCTCGCCGAGCCTTGCAACTCTTGGCTGCGACCAGCCTCCCTTGTGACGGCCAAGCTGTTCGCTCCCTGCTTGAAGATTCCGACATTCTCATTCGGATCTTCTTTTCCTCCATCCGAACACTCGAAGCAAAAGCGGGTGCATAATGGAAACTCAAATGGACATAAACGGCCACGATACAAAAATTAAAATCAAGGAGATGATTGAGTTCACGGCAAAATCAAAGTCCGATGCGAACCCTTTTGGGATCAGCGGAAAGCTGATAAAAGTGGAAAAGCCCTTCATCGTTCTAATCAAGGTTGATCCTTGGGTTCTAATCAAGGTTGATCCTTGGAATTCCGAGCTACACCAGTTCGAGACAAGCGAAGAAGCGGGTGAGTTCATCGTGAGGCTGGCGTAATGGAGAGGGAATATAAAGTCTACGGAGTTCGGGAATACACTTCCTATGTGTGGGCAGACAGCGAGGACGATGCCGTAGAAAAAGCCGAGTCAGTCCCGCTCATTGATTGGGAGCCAAACGAAATCGTGGGCGAGGAGATTTGCCCGAAAGAAGCGTGCGAGGTAGGCGACTAATGGACATCCGAACCGAGTATCGGCAAAAGCCAATCCCCTGGCGGTGCTTTGATTGGGAAGCCTACGACTACGACACCTTGGACGAAGATTCTCCTTATGGCTTTGGGGCAACCGAAGCGGAAGCCATTGAGTCGCTCCTAGAGCAAGTGGCGGATCTCCAAAACGAGCTGGTGACAGCGGACTAGGAAAGTTAAAGGGCATAATGAGTTCACACAGATGGATCGTTGAAGAAGTTGAAAACGGAGAGCGGAGCTTTGTCGTCTACAACCACGACAGAGAGGACACACCAGAATCCGAGTTCGAGTTCTATGACAGATACGAAACGATTGAAGAAGCGGTGAGGGCTTGCCGATACCACTACTGGGACTTCTACAAGTGGAATGATCTTCGGCCTCTCCAACCAGCGGACGCAGAGGGTTTAAGGGTATGAAAAAAGACCATCACAATCGAGAGGTTGTCCAACAACCCGACATTCCTTCACCCGCCGAGCTGGCATCCATCGCTGACGATCTGGAAAAACAGACCGAAAGCGTAGATCAGCTGGAGTTCTTGGTTACTATCCTTGACAAGCTGACCGAGCTTGACCCGAAGGCCAACGAGACGGCCTCCAACTTCAAGTGGAAGCTGGAGTTTCACCCCTCCGACCTCCGCTTCCTATCCGACTCGCTCTCCAAGCTGGCAGACGGATTGGAGTATCACGATATGGAGTCGGACGGCGTTCTGGAATCCATCGAGCATATCCGTGAGATGCTCGCACTAAAGGCCACCAAGGCCGTAGGGAGGGCGTAATGAAGATAAACAACCAAGAAACTACGGCCAAGGCTTTCGCCTACGATGATTGCCACAAAATCTATCTGCTCGAAAGGGATTCAGATTGGAAAGACGCAAGCGGTAGCGGATACACCATACTGCCCATCGAGAAGCTGATTGAAACCTACGAGGTAAGTTGCGATCTGCGATTCATCTCAAACTGGGCATTGAACAAGCAATTTGTTCGGCAATTTGAACCCGCAGCCTTTGACGAGGTTCTGGCGTGACGGACGGCCGGAGTTGAACCTTTATGAAAACCAAAACACCCAAACTCAAAATAGACCAACCCGAAGTCCCCAAAACCCCACTCCGCCTCCTCGCCGATGCCTTGAGACCATACAAGGTGACGGATATGGAAGTCGATTTCGCTGGGTGTGGCGACTCTGGCGACATCAATGACATTCGTTTCTACAAACTGAAGTCAGACAAAAGGGCGATGAGTGGCATTTCGCCTTCCGAGATTAATTACCAAGACATCCCCTCCGACCTCCGAGATGAGGCTCGTACGATTGCCAACTCGATCATCCTAAAGCTGTCTGGGGATTGGTGGAACAATGATGGCGGATATGGGTCTGTCCAAGTCGATTTCGTGAACGGCAAGGTCAGCCTCGAAGGCAACTACTACGAAATGCGTGTGAGCGAAACCGAAACCTTGGAAATGGATTTAGACTTAAAGCATCACGAATAATGAATCCATACCATCACGCTCTCTCCTCCTCCAAGAAGTTCGGTGGCCTCCCCGAAGATTACCAAGCCATCCACGATTGGTTTGATGAGTCCAAGATGATGTATGCCAACTTCCGCCATCGTGCCTTACGGCATCACGCCGAGGGTTGCTATATGGCGGAGAGAATCTTCGGCCATACCATCACCACCTCCAACGGAAAAAACATTCCGACCAGATGGGTTGCCGAACAGCACATCTTGGAAGATATGGGCTTCATTCCTTCAATGCAGGACTGGCTCTCCAACATCTCTGCTCAAGAATGGATGAGGCCGAAGTTCGATAAGGCAGACCAACCCGCCACGCTCAAGACAACCAAGCTGGAGGTGAGCTTCAAATGACTTGGGAGGAACGAGTGACTCAACTGGAGGAGGAAGGTTGCACCCGAAGCGATGCCCAAGGGGGCGTAGATGTTGAGATTCTCAACGGATGGAGGCCATCCGACTTTCAGCCGTGGATGCTTCTCCCGAAAATCACGGACTCTCAAAGTTAAAGCTGTATGATCGACCTATCCAAAGTCCAATCGAAGGCCAACAAAACCAAGTCGGCCAAAACCGAGAAACTATCCATCCCTGCCAACCCCGAACTGGTAGACTCCTTTGCGGAGGCCAAGGAATCCTATGCCTCTGCCGAAGGGGCGTTTGAGGTTGCCAAGCAACAGCTCCTCGCCGAAGTGACTCTGCCGTGGTTCAAGACCATCGCCGACCTAGCCAAGGCCAACCAAGAAGTGCCGTCCTCTGGCGTTCTGCTTGGCAAGTCCAAGGTTTGCCGTTTGACAATGACAAAGCGGTATCCAGTTATCGAAACCGCCCCCAGCGGATTGGAGCAACACTTCCGCCAAGCGTTCACATTCAAAATTGACGGCTCGAAGTTGCCACCCGCAACCGCTCAAGAGTTCGTCAATCGCTTGACCGAGCTTCTGCCGTTGGCTGGCGATGCGGTGGACATTAAAATCGGCGTGACTCCGACTCCCAGCTTCCACACGGAGCGAGCCAAACTGCTCACGCCCGATGGCAACATTGAGTTCCAGAAAATCTGCCCTGCCGTTATCTATGTCGCTTAAAACTGAATCCGTGCCGTTGCAGTTCTATCCTGCTCGGCCTACCAACTGGCCTAACTCTCGGAATGTCCTGCCCGCAAAATGTTGGGCGTGTGAGCCAAAAATTAACGGCTGGCGAATCATTGTAGATACCGAGCTTCGCCAAGTCTGGAACAGACACGGCAAAATCTTTTCCCACGCCGACAAGGTGCTGGATATTCTTTCCCCACTTCTCGCCACTTGGAACGCATCACGCTTTCTGGACGGCGAGTTTCTTGGACTCCGCACCAAGTTCGGAAAGGATTGTGTTGTTCTGTTTGACTCAATGGATTTGAACGACTCGACTTCCTACGAGATTCGCAAGACCCGACTGATGGACGCAATCGGGGAAAGTCCCCTACAAATGTTTGACTGGAACAAGGGGCTTTCGCCAATCAGCTATTTGCCCGACTGCTTGCCTTCTGGAATAAGCTGTTGGGGTGTCTCGAATTGGATGGAGAGCTTTAACAAGGAGGTTGGCGAGGATTTCTTTGAGGGCTGGGTTTTCAAAGATCGTGGGGCTTATCCGTGGCAACGCACGGCCACCGCTCATTCCGCTCAATGGATTAAAGACCGCTACATTGTCCCAAGGGGTGACGGACTCTGATCGTTTAATGTTATGAACCAAATTAACATAGACAACGCCGTTGCCTTGGCATCGGAAAAAACCGCTGGCTTTGACGAGATTCGCCAAGCCGTTCTCATCTTGGGAATGGAATTGGGCAGACTCCAAAAAGCCAAACAGATTGAACAAGACCGACTCGACTGGGAGATGTCGGACTATTACTCAAGCCTACACGAGTTCCCATTCAAACGGACGGAGGCCGTTTAACTTTATGACTACAACCACAGACCTAATCCAGCACACCGACCAGATACGAAACCTTAACGACTACTTCCGCAAGCATCCAGAAAAGTGGAAGTGGAACGGCGAAAACCTTGGGAGGATTGTTATGACAAGAGGCGTTCAGTCCTTACTCAATGACAAGTCTCCAGTATTGTCGGCGGAATTGATGGACAAGGTTCAAACCTTCGACTCCTTTGATGAGGGCAACGATCCACACGGCGAACACGATTTCTTTGCCTTCGACTTCCGTGGCAAAAAGCTATTCGCCAAAATCGACTACTACGACACCAATTACGAATACGGCTCACCGAATCCCGCTGACCCCTCTCAAACTCGCCGAGTGCTGACCCTTATGCTTTCGGAGGAGTATTGAGTGGAGTTCGTTCTCTTGTTTGCGATCTTTAGCGTCTCCGTGTTTCTGATCTGGCTTGCGGGACGCTGACAGACTTCGCTCAAACTTGCCACGCCCAGAAGGCCACTCGCAAGTTTTGTCAATCGCTGGCTTGGCGAGAGCAATAAATCCAAGCCACTTTTTCGGACGGCAAGCGTTTAAGGTTATGACAACCTACAAATTGAATCCATACGCAGACATCAACGGCACTTACAAAGTAGCCACACTCAAAACAACCTTCGGGCAACTCTTGGCAGTTTTCGGGATGCCCGAAGAATCAGACGGCTACAAGTCCAGCGGAGATTGGCTTTTCAGTTCGGACAATGGCGACACTTTCACCATCTACGACTGGAAGGCCACGAATCTCTATGATTCCAGCTTACCCAGCGTGGAGGACTTTCGGCGTTCAGCCGAGGTCGTGGAGTTTTCCGTTGGTGGCCGTGGCGATGCTTCCCAGTTCCTATCTTGGGTATCTTGGCTGATAAACGAATTGACACCCGAAGCGGTGCAGTTGGCTGTTTTTGAACACTTGGACAAGAATGGGTGGAAGCCGTCTTTGATGTCGGCCAGTTGGCGGACGCTTGCGGTTTAAGTTTATGACAACACAAATGATTGAAGCCCAAGTCGGAGGGGCAGAAGTCTCCGACTCTTTGTATCTCTTATTTGTCGCTCCGTGGAAATGCCAGATCACGAAGGAGCAGATGGAGGAGATCGAGGCAGAGGAGTGCGAGCCGTTGATTGACTAAAATGAAGATCAACAAAATCAAAACCGAAGCCTTGCAGAAACTAAAAACGGAGCTGGAGCAGACCCAAAAAAACTCTGCTTACTTCCAGCACATCACCGAAGAATTACAAAGGAGGAACAAATGAAAGACCGCAGTTTCAGCGAAATGCTACAAGCCAGAATTGACCAGATCAACCGCAGACAAGAGCGGAACAGAAAAGCGATGATGGACGCTATCAGACGAGTTGAGCAACGGAAAGCCATCGAGCGGGAAGCGATGGAATCAAACGGCACGGATGGATTGCAACCGAGCCAGTTTTTTGAACCCGCCGAGATGGGGCAGATGAAGCCCATCAGATTGAGCGAGCTGGTCAGCAAATAACGAAAGGAGGTTCAAATGTTCAAGCTAGAAATCAAAACGGCCAACGAGGCATTTAGCGATCACCCGCATTGGGAGATTGCCCGAATCCTTAAAAAGTTGGCAGAGAAGTTGGAAAATGAGGTGTTCGATGATTCGTGCGTTCTTGTCGATATTAACGGCAACAGCGTGGGCAAGGCGGTTTGGAAATAAGGAAAGGAAAGGCGGGGCGGGGAAGTGACTAACCCGAAACCCCAAAGACGGACGGCATCGGTTTAATGGGTATGACAACACAATTCGCCGAAATTAACCCAGAAACCGCAACCCAAACGACTGACGCAGTTTGTCCAGTAGGCAAATGGAGGGGAACGCCCATCAGCCAAATGCCCGAACCCACCTTGCGTTGGTTCGCTAAAAACTGGCAAGCAAACCCCCGATACTCTGACAGCGTGGCTTTCCGTGAAGCCGTGGACGCTTGGCTTATCGCCCACCCCGAACCCCAGAAGATCACAAGGGAAGGGATGTTTAGGGACGAGCAAGGCCGTGTATTCCGTGTCCAACAAGCACAAGCGGGGCATCTTTACGCCCTTATGCTTGAACCCGCATCGGGGCAGTTCGTTTATATCCGAGGCTCGATGGCTGGACTCAGCGAGACCAGCCGACTGACCCTTGACGAGTGCAAGGCAATCGGAAAGGCAATCGGGCGGTGCGTGGTATGCGGTGCAAGGCTGACTGACCCAGCCAGCGTAGAGCGGGGCATCGGCCCGATCTGTGCAAACAAAATCTAGGCAGGGAATGGGCAGAGGTTCGACCCCTTTGCCCATCGACTCACCCACGCAAATGGGGGAGGTGGTGCGAGATGGCAAGGATTTACGCAGGACAGCCCGAAAGGGGAGGATTTCGGGCGGAAGCAGGGCAACACAAGAGGCCGAAAGGCCGATGCCACCCAGACCCACCCCCGAAATCCACACGCCAAAGTTCAACGGATAACGTAATATAATTGAATAGGGTTCCCTGCCCCCCCCCCAACATTTTATTTAACCAGGAGTCCCTAAAATCAGACCCACCCGGTATAATTTTTTTAGGCAGCCGGAGTCCCATTTTTGTGCCACCCCCCATATATTTTTTTTGACGCAGATAAGCAAATAGGCAAAGTCAAGAAATGGACAAGGAACTGGAATCAGTTGAGGGCTTCTTGAATGCAGAAAAAGTGCTTTCTAGGGATCCGTTAGACTTTGATGACGCTAATAAGAATCGGATTGATGACCGGCTTGAGCCGAAATCCGAGATCCCACCCCAAAATTAAAATCAACGCTAAGGCCTCTGGGAGGCCGTATAAATGATCTGAATTAGCAAATAGGGTGGTGTATCCATTTGGTATATCGGACCATTTTTCAGGGATAACTATCTACTGCAAATATAGTTTGATCTTTATTATTAAGCATTTGTAGAAGCTAGTGTTAAATTGATATTTTAGTACCCGATAGCAACCCTTCTTTCCCCCTTGCATCCCCCTATCATCTGAAACTTAAATATAACTACCTTACTTATGGGTTATGTTATAACAGGAAATCTATCTTTAATACTGTATGATTAAGTGTAACCTTTATACATGTTGTAACATATATGTTATACTCCTGATCTGTAACTATTATGGAGAGATTTAAGAGAACCAATGTTGATAGTGAAGGCTATCTGGATACTAACACTAATTTAGTTAGCTATATTGAATTGGGTTAGTTTTTGCGGACGAAATATGTTTAAGGTTATGAAAAATATAATACTGCTAACACTAGCCCTAACCCTCAACCTAAACGCCGGTGATCGGCCGCCACCTTGGCAAGCAATTGAACCCATGCGTAAGTATGGCGGAACCCAGCTGGTCAAAGTCAAAGAACGGGACGCAACCCTTGACGAAGTTAAGGCTTATGGTGATCTGGCACGGCGGGTTCCTGCGCACCTTATTTCCGAGGTGTCTTGTTATATGCCCGACTACTTGAAGGAGTTCTTTGTTAACGGCAAAAAGATGCCCGGCGCCCCATTCCCATCGGCTTACTGCTGGGACCGTTTTTATGCCGACGTTAATGCTGGCAAGAAGGTTCCCCTGCATTTGCGTCACATCGACAACTACAACAAATCCCAAGAGAAGTTCTTTAAGGACAATCCCGGATCCAGACCCGAGGAGATCAAATGATTAACATCACCCCACGCAAAGTAGCGATCTACACCAGGGTTTCTACGGACGATCAAGACACCGCACTTCAGACAACTGAGCTGCTTGAGTATTCCAAAAAACGCGGATGGGAGCCGATCTTGTTTGAGGACCACGGAATATCTGGAGCCAAGTTTGACCGACCAGCCCTAAACAAAATGATGGATGCGGTTCGCTCAGGATCCGTAGATCTTGTGCTGACTTGGAAGCTTGATCGGATGGGTAGGTCAACCCAGCATCTAGCCGGAATCATTAACGAGCTTTTGGATTCTGATGTTGGTTTAGTCGTTCCAACCCAAGGTATCGATACGTCCGCTGGCTCAATCAATCCTGCCAGCAAACTTCAACTTAACGTGTTGGCGGCCGTGGCTGAGTTCGAGCGCGACTTGATCCGTGAACGAACTAAAGCTGGTATGAAAGCTGCCAAGTCTCGTGGGATCCTCATTGGTCGCAAAACCATCGTGACTGAGGAACAGCTTGCCCACGCAAAACTTTTGGTTAGCACAGGCAACGACGTGACGATTCGCCATATTGCTACATCGGTTGGGGTTTCCCGCGGGACCGCATGGAGGCTCCGTCGCAAGATCGAGGACGGCTTAGTATGAAACCGATTGTGGGCGTAAAGATTATATGTAAGACGCCAGTACCAAGAGGGGAACGAGTGGTTCACCATCACCCGCTTTTGGGATGGTTGCGGATTGTTTGGCTGCAACATCAGCACCGGATCCCGGTATTCCCCAAGTGGAAATGGAAAGGCAGGAACTAGCGGCACACTGCAAGGTTGAGGGTTGGCTTGGATTAGCAAGCGTACAAATTTGCAGCGTGCCACAACTGCCATTCATAGACCCAGCCGCTCAACTACCAGACGACGGCGCATCGCTGCTGTCTGCAAAGGAAGACAAGGCGAATAAAGGAGTAGCCAACGGTTATGCCCCGTTAGACGCAAATGCCAAAGTGCCAGTTGCCAACCTCCCCGACCAAGCATCCTTAGACGCAGAGGTTGATGCAAAGATCACAACTCACAACTCCGCAACTACATCAGTCCACGGAATTGCGAATACGGCAAATCTAGTTCTAACTAGCGACTCAAGAATCTCGAGGATAGCTGGCGGGTCTATTAATACATCGAATGGCTTGTCGGGTGGTGGAGCATCTGGCGGGACAGGCGGAAATATAAATATTAGAGGAGGAAATGCTTCTGGTGTAGCTGGTGGGAATGGTGGAAGCATTGATTTAAGCGGGATGGGGGATACTGGAGGAGATATTGCAGGTAATGGTGGTAGCATAATTTCAGCTGGTTATTTCAACGGCATGAGCGGTGGCACTCTTAATATGTCTGGTAATGTTGGAGGAAATGGAGGAAGCATAACCACAACGGCAGGTGGTGGTGCGCCCGGCGGATCTATCAATACCAGCGCTTCGGGCGGCTACGAAGGTGGGTATATTAACACATCTTCTGCCGATGCGGCTGGTGGATATATTGATACGTCTGCTAAACGTGCTGAGTGGGGTGAAGATTTTGGTGGTGGCTACATCGATACATCTGGTGGGGGTGGTTATATTAAGACATCAGGCAATGCTAGATCCTCTGGCGGTTATATTGACACATCTGGCGAAGTTGGGGGCGCCGGCGGCTACATAAACACCTCATCTAGTGGAAGCGCAACAGGTGGAAGCATAGACTTAAGGGCAAACGGAACTGGGTACGGCGGAAGCATCGTATCAACGGGGTTTGATAACTCCGCTAACGGAGGCACTTTGAACATGTCTGCTGGTATTGGAGGAAGCGGAGGTAGTATAACCACAACTGCCGGACCGAGCGCACCCGGAGGATCTATCAATACCAGCGCTTCGAGCGCTTCGGCCGGTGGGGATATTAATACATCTTCTTCTGATTCCCCAGGTGGTTATATTAACACATCTGGAAGCCTTGGCTCTGGCGGGAATATCGACACGCGAGGACAGATGCAAAATGGCGGTTCAATCAATACTTCTGGTGGTGTTGAGCACGAGTTTGGTGGTGCTGGCGGTTCAATCAATACTTCTGGAGGCACTTATGACGGTGGCTCAATCAACACCTCGGATGGTGGTGGCTCAATCAATACAAGAGGGGTTGGCTCGATTCAGCTTGGAGTTATTGGAAGACGAACAACTCTTGTTGGTTCATCAAGCGAGTTGGGAAACAAGACAATTACTCTTCCAGGTATAACTGGAACGATTGCCCTTACAAGCGATTCAAGATTTACGGATGCAAGGACTCCAACCGCACATACTCATGGAAACATAACCAATGACGGTAAAGTTCTTGTTCCATACGGAGGAATCCTTTCCGCAACTGGCGTGGATGCAGGATCATTTTCAAATGGCGCATTCCCAATGATTCAAGGTAGTGGAGCTGGTGGCGTTATTACCATACTCAATGGAGTAATTTCCGTTACAAGTGCTGGTACTGGATATGTGGATGGCGTTGCCACAAAAGCGGGTGGAAGCAGATTTAATTTAGTAACCCAATCTACTCAAAACGCCCCTGCCAATCTTCCAGTTATTACTACAACTGGAGGAGCGATTGCAGCTGGAGCTTTCGGCACTACAGCAAACACCTTCTGCCAAGGGAATGACGCAAGGCTTTCTAATGCGGGTTGCACTATTACGTTAGCAGGAACATCCAATACATTTGGAATTAATAGCAAATGGGCTTACGGATCTTTTGCTAATAAAGCACCACTAACGGCGGGGACAAGTTGGGTTAATTCAAGAGTTCGAGTGGACGGAGATTGGAAGATTATTGGAATTACAATACACCAATTTCTTGGAAACTCAATTACTGCTCCGATTAAATTCTATCTGGGCAAATGGAATCAGGCGACACTAGTTTACGACCAAATGACAAATCAATCTAACACCGCATTTGAGGTCTCTGGATCTCAGGCTTCTGCGCTTTCTATTATATTTTCTCGTTTATCTGGAAATAATGTAATCAGCCTTACTGACGGAATGGAGATTGCATTAATCTTAGAGCTTGGGAATGGCACAGTAATGACTTCAAATACAACCTATATTGTGGCAAATCTGCGTTGCGTAGCAGTATAACAAGATGAGCTACGACCGAGAAAATGAAGCCCTAGCAGCGATCTCCTATCTTCACGATGAGGGGTTCCTAGAGTGTTTCCTAGATAAGGATGGAACGCCGTGCGTTCGACTGACCATCGGACTCCGTGAGGCCAGAAAAACAATTTCTAAACTAGCGGAAAAAATAAACAAACCTACCGACTCCGCCGACTGGTGGAAGTATGAAAAAAAATAAGCTTAAAAGCCTTTCAGAAAAACGCAAAGCCAACAAATTCGGAGAGTGGAAAACAGACACCTTCGGATCTGGTAAGGGCACCGAAGTCTACTGGTCATGGCCAAAGCAAAAGTCGAAGAAAAAGAATTAACCCTTGAGGCCGTCGAGGCCATAGCTCGCAAGGACTTTTTATCTTGGTGGGAGGGATTCACAAAGATCCTCAACAAAGATGCAAAGCTGGTTAATCCGGTTGCTAACTACTTGCAACGCCGAGTAGCAGAGATTGTTTCTTTCATGCGCGACAACCAGAAGCCAATTCGGCTTGTTGTGCTTAAGCCTCGCCAAATGGGAAGCTCAACCATTACTTCTGCCGTCATAACGCACTTTGTTAGATCCATGCCAAACGTATCGGCATGTTTGATTGGTGACGAGTTGGACACATCGCAAAACCTTTTCAATATGGTCAATCGGTATATCGAGAACGATTCGCTGGATTGGGGCAGTACCTACAACCCAAGCCGAGGTGAGTTCAGTCATGGCTCGCGAGTTGTGAAGGAAACCGCAAACGATCCTGGTGCGGGAAGGTCTATGACCCTGCAAGCCTTGCTTTGTTCTGAGGTAGCTCATTACCGCAGAGCTGGAGAGAGGTCTGGAGAGAAAATCCTATTGGCCATCCGTAACTGCGTTCCAGCAAAACCCGATACTATTGTGATCGAGGAGTCCACACCAAACGGAGCTGGTGGGGCTTTTTACAATACATGGCAGAACGCCGTGGAGTTTGAAGATTTCAAGAAAGGGCAGACCGGCAATGGCTATGTTCGGGTATTCGCGGCTTGGCACGACTTCGAGGAAAACAGCGAGCCACACGAGAATGACCTTGAGCTGACCTTTCGAGAGGAGGATCTGAAAAGCCGGTTCAATTTAAGCAACGGACAGATCCTATGGAGGCGCAGGGTCCTAAAAGAAAAGTGCGCTGGCGATAGCAAGCAGTTTGACCAGGAGTATCCGAATGATCCGATTACATGCTTCTTAACTTCCGGCCGGCCGAGGTTTGACCAGGATGGAATGATTCACCTAGACCAGCTGGCAAGGAAAGAGCCTCTCTACGGAGTGTTGGATACACCGAGCAACTTCACCAAGCCAATCTTCAGAAAAACATCCCAGCAAGAAAGCTGGCTCTATGTGTGGGAGCAACCCCAGAGCATGGCCAGATACTTGATTGCGGTGGACGCTATGACTGGAAGCTCGCAAGTAAGCGGGGCGGATCCCGACGCACATGCAGTCTTTGTGCTGAAAGCTGGATATCACGACGCAACTGACAAGTGGGTTCGACACTCGGTTGTGGCGAGGATCCGGCCACCATGCAGGGTCGACATCGATGTATTGGCAGATCTAGTAGAAAGAATTGCCCTCTATTATGGAGGATGCCTAATTGTCCCGGAGGTCAACGGCCCAGGGCTTGCGCTCATCGAGCTGTTAAAGACAGCAGGCTTAAACATATACCAAAGGGAGATATTTAATCTGCGGGAGTCAAAGCGATCAAAAGCTCTCGGCTGGCAAACCACCGATAAGACAAGAAGGATGGTGGTGGAGAACCTTGCGTCTCACATTCGTGACTACAACGAGAAAGAGTTTGGGATCGATGTCTACTGCAAGCACGCAATCTCTGAGTTTAGGAGTTTTGTAATCGCAGAAAATGGAAGGCCGGAAGCTGCGACTGGGAAGCATGACGACGATGTGCTGGCAATAGCGATTGGACTAGCAACGATTGAGGGAGCAACGACATACACAGAGCCAAAGGCGATTCGAACTCTTCCGCCAGACTTGCAAAAGCTAGTTGATTCTCAGTCAAAAAGCCGTCTAGTCACCACCTTTAGTTAAGCGGCACACAGCTACAGAAGTAGTTGTCCCGCATCTGCGCAGGGCAAGATTAGCTGGATGAACAAATTCCAAAAATCAAGTCAAGATATGGGGCCAGAAGATGAGGCGCCAAAAAGCAAAGAAGCAAAAAGAGAGGCAGGACTGGAGATTAAAAAGCCAGTTCGCAAGGCCAAAAAGATGGACGTAAAGAAATCCTACCAGGAGTAATTTATGGAAAATAAATACGCTGGGCCTGCTCCAAAAAAACAAAAGCCAAAGTTCGACGTGGACACTCGGTTCGCTCAGGACATGCAACCCATGGTTCATTATAACGCCGGCGAAACAGAATATAACAAGCCAGCAAAGACAAAAGCTGCCTTGGCAAAGATGGCTGACAAGCCACCCAAGATCAGCCCGCGGAAGGCGTACCAAGACTAAATGGCTATTACGCCCATCGCTCAGCCAGAAGCAATGCGACGGATCGGCGGAGGACGCGGATCTGGAGGCGGGGATGATTTTGCAGGCCTAGGCGGTTCTTTTGCAGGACCCGGATCTGAGTTTACGGCTTCTTACCTACAAAACCGCATTTCTGGCATGAGTCGGGCGACGGTTAGTCCTAGGGTTAATCAAAAGCGTGCGATGGCATCTCCAGAATTTGCCTTGGCTAAGACGCTTGGCATCAGCACCCCATATAATAGCGGTGGAAGCCAAGTGGATGTGCAGGGAGCTAGAGATACGCTGAACAACCCGTATTCGACAAGGATGGATCGTGAGTACGCACAGCAAAGAATGGATAGATTCAATCAAAAGGCTGCAAACGCTCCATTAAACCCAGTCCTTGGTGTTGCTGGCCTAGGGAGGGCGTCCGAGCCTGACTACGCGGGGCCAGTCGGGAGTCAGGGCGCGTACGACGAAATGCAAAAAAGATTCGGGAAGCCCCAGCAAAAGATTGCGCCGGTTCCTACAACCCCGGGGGCTACTGGCGGAGGCGCACCGCAACCAACGCAAGGCGCTCCTTCTGGTGATCAAGCCGCTGCACCAATGAGTCCACAGGCAGTAAGAAATGCTACCAGAGCGCCTATTGGTGCTGAAATTCCGGCAACCAGCGGAGAGCCAGCAAGCCAAAGAACTCCAACGCAGGAAACCACTAAGGGGCCAAGGCTAGATACCTACCGAGGACCAACTCCTACAGGTAACGCCGGCACGTACAAGGGAGGGCAGGAAGCAAGAGCGGCCGCAGATGCAAACCGAGCTGGATCAATGTCGCCTCAAGCGCAGATGCAGGGAGCTAACGATTACCGCAAGCAACAAGGAATGGGCGAAGTGGATTTCGCTGGGCAAGAACCGAAGTACGACCAAGCCGGAATTAACAAAACGAACGCAAGGCAGAGTGCGGCTGTCCAAGCGATGTCCGGTACGCGGGATGCGGGGAAAAAGATGGAGGCCGCGGAAGCGCGAAACAAAGCTCAAGACGACAGGGAGGCAATCAAGAAGGGGTTTAACGACGAGTCCGAGATGTTGGCAAATAAGCGGGCGGCAAACGAAAGCATGTTCGGCAATCCTTACGGACCAGACGGCGGGGAATCGTTCCGACAGAAAGAGAAAGCTCCAGAGCTTGCGCCATTGGGCGGATACGATGAGAAAATTGTTTCTGGGGCTAGAGGCGGGAATCCGGACGCCAAAAGAGGTGAAGAAGGATACATGGAGAAAGAGACTGTCGCTGTCGGCCCAATGACCAATAAGCCAGCAAGCTCGCAAGCGGAGTATGACCAGAGGAGTAAGGCATTCGCTGAAGCAGGAGAAAAGCAGAAGCAGGACAACGCCGACGCAGCGAATCGCAAAAAGCAAGCCGCCCAGCAGAAGAATGTAGATGAGTTAAACAAGAAGTACGCCGGCCGGGATCCAATCCCAAGGAGAACGGCGTGAACTGGGGATTAGGATCCGCATCCCAAGCGGCCCTGGCGTAAGCCTGCGGTAATTCAGAATGTCCTTACCCGATTTTGGCGGAACTGGAACTGACGGCAAGCCAGAGGATAACTTTGGCGGGCCAGAACCAGAGTTCGCGCCAAGGACAAGAGGTGAGGCTAGGGCGCTCGAGCAAGAGCAGACCGGGAAAATTAAGGAAGCTACAAAAGCGTACAACTACGGGTCAGAACAAGCCCTTGAAGAGGCTGGTATCAAGTATAAGAAGGACGAGCAAGGTTTTGTTCAGCCCCGCTACGCTCCAAATAATGAATTTGGAAGATCTATTGAGTTTGGCACTTCAGAGTTTCGCGATCCAATTACGGATGAGCAAAGGCAAATAGACGAGACAGGAAAGGTAAAGCCAAGGAAGCGCCAAAACGTATCCTATCGAGCTGGAGATGCAAATAATCCGAACTACCCAAATCCATCCCGGCTATACAGGGTGTACGCACGCGAGCAGGACGCTGGCATCGCGGATCCAAACCAACCATTTGCAGCAACCAAAGCAGAGGATATTGGAAGTGCCTTCGACTTGCAGGGAGTTTCGGATCAGGGCATTTCATCGCTGGCCAAGGAGACCGTAAGGAAGAATAGGCAATACGAGCTTGGTTCGGCCAAGTCAGTATTAGACGCAAGAGGTCAGCAGTTGGATGTCGAGTCAGAGACGCTCAAATCCCAGATCGACACCCTTAACCAAACGCCGATCCCAGATTGGCAACCCGATGGCGACAAGATGGATCCAGCCATTGCCTCCGAGGTTGGAGGAAAGGCTGACGCCAAATCCAGACAAGATGCAGCAGCAAGAATTGGGATGTCTAGGGATCAGAAAATTGCAGATTTCAGCTCACAGCTGGCCGAAAAGAATAAAGAAAGAATCCGCAATCGCGCCCTTCAGGTTGAGCTTCAGTCCCAGATGTCGCTCGATGAAGGCGAATCGATCTACGACAACCGCGTTCAACAGCTTCTAAAGAATGGGGCAAAACAAGAGGATATTGATAAGGATCCGCTTATCGGAGCCATCCGAGAGGGGCTGACAAACATTCAGAAGCCTGTTCTGCCTTTGTCGGAGGTTTTTAAGGATCCGACATTAACCCCGCAGGCCATTTATGAGACAAGGGCATCTCAGCGAGAAAAGGGTAGAATTGAGGCCGAGGGAAGACTTGCCAAGGAAAAGGCCACAGAATTTCTAAAGCCATTCATTGAGCAAGCAACCGACACGTCCATCAGCTACACGACTCTGGCTGGGCGCAGAAACAGACTTTCATCGGTCTACAACAAGCTTTTGGATGACGCTGATGCGGCCGACACGAAGCAAAAGGGATCCGGATTAAACCTTAGAGCGCAAGCGTCTGGGTACGCCGAAGCCATTGGAGTTCTGGATGACCAGCTTAGTAAGGTTGGCAAGCAAGCCACAATTGCCGAGCAAAGCGCAAAGATCCAAGGCGAGTTTGCCAAAGAAAACGAAAAGAGAGTTCAGCAGGAGTTGCAGGGCAGGCTTACAAAACTTGAGCAAGAAACAAAGCAAAAGGTTGAAAAGCTAAAGCAACGCCGAGGACTAGAGGATGGAACCTTTATGGGACCGCCGGCTCCTGGTGATGTGCCTCCGGCCACTCCAACGCAAGGGACGCCACCAACTCAGCCTACGCCTACGACGCCTCAACCACAGCCCGAAAGCCCGACAAGCTGGTTCAAAGGTGGTCTCAACAACCTATTCAGCAAAGACACGATGCGACAAGCGGCTCGAGGATACTTCGAGCTAAATCAGAAGTTTGCTTCTGGTATTTACCTTTCCGCTGCAAACGCATTAAGACTTCGCGGAAAAGAGGTGCCGATATCGGGAGGTAAGCTCAAGACAGCTGGGGCTGCCTTTGTTGACGCCATGACTACATCGCCATCTATGCCCGCCAAAGTTATGGCGGTTCTAAGCATGGTTGATAGGCAGTTTGGCGGGAAACTTCACAACAGGGCGGCCAAGTTCTTTGAGGAATCTGCAACCGCAGCCAAAGAGAACGAGACGGCAATCCGTGAAGAGAAGTTCCTTGGACTTGAGCCAGTAAGCCCAGAGTGGCGCGAAAGCGATGTCGGCCAAGTGGTCAAATCTTTGACAGAGCTTCCGTTTTATATTGGCACAACAATGATCAATCCGGCTGTCGGATTTATTGCAACATTTGGCACATCTTATGATGATGCAATTCAAAACCAGCTAAACGCGGGTGTGAAGAACCCGGATCATGTTACGGCTTTAGCTGAAGCAATCCCGGTGGCGGCCTTTGAAAGCCTAGGGAATTTGGTCGAATTAGGGCTGGCAAAGTCGTTAGGGAAAAAGTTTATCCAAAACCTTGAGAGCATGACAGCCAGAAGCCTTCGAGGGCTTTTTGCAAGCGCATCTCTGAAGATCGGGGGAGGTGCCGTAACCGAAGGAATGGAAGAAGGCGTCCAGCAATTTTGGTCAAACATGATTGCCAAGCATATCGGCAAATTCGATCCCAATAGACCGCTAGATAAAGACGTTTGGAAGAGCGTTAAAGTTGCGATGTGGGCTGGTGGAGCCGGAGTTACCGCAATGGGAGGCGGATCTGTTGCCCTGACAGGCGCACAGAATTACCTCAACGAGCGTGGCCTCAAGAAACAGGCCGACGAAATGAAGGCAGCCACAGAGGATATTCCAGCTAACGGATGGGAAGACTGGGGAAATAAACTTCCAGAGCAAATACTGGATCCTGGACTAGCCGAAAGCTTTGGCGAAATCAGTGCTGATCTTGACGAGCAACAAGGGAAGTTCCTAGTTGATTTGGCTGACAGCATCAAGGGTGCGCCATTCAGAAGATTGCTAGATCTTGGCAAATCAATTGACGAAAGCCTCATTCAACCCCCTGCGCTCCAGAGCCGAGCGGCCGGGATCCTGACCGGAGCCAAAAATGAGCAATTGATTGGCGAGGCAAATTTATATGCCGAAAGGGCTAACCTTGCCGCCCTTATGCAGAGTGAGGCACAACTTCGCCTGCGTGTAGCCAGAGAGATTGGAGAGCTTCCAACCGACCCCATGGACGGCGGTCTGGATCAGCAAGCGGCCGGACTTATCGCGGCCAAGGTTCTGTTTGGATCTAGCGGAGTAACCCAAGAGGAGCTGAAGGCCAAGTACCGAGGGATGCCAATCATCCAGACCGATTCTAATGGCATCCAAGTGCCATCAGAGTTTGTTAAGCAGGACATATTCTCAAAAGCACCAACCATGTCCGAACAGCTCAAGGGGTTCTTGTCGCGAGTTAATCAGGCAATGGCAAACCAGACGGATGCTGGAGGTGCTGGGGCAGAACCGCCAGAACCACCGAAGCCCGAGCAAGAGCCAACCGGAAAGCCAAGACAAGTTGATCAAGCAAACCTAAAGACCCCACGCCAGATTGCGGAAGCCAGCGCCAGGACAGGATCCCCAGCTTTAATGGCAAGACTAGAAGGCACGACACCGGACGAGAGATGGGCATCGGCAGAATCAAAGATCAAAAACCTAGTCACCGCAATTGGATCTAAGGGGCTGGATGTAAGGTTCGTATCCGATGGGGCAGCATCTTCCGTAGCTTTTGAAGCAGACAATAAAACCCTCCGTATCAGCCTCAATAAAGAGTCGTTTATGGATATGGAGAACACGGATCCGGAGGCAAACAACCGGTACGTCAGAGAGGAGATAGCCCATCTTGGGGATATTGCAGAGGGAGCATTAGACGCAAAAAGGCAGGGCAAGGATAATTACCGCCAACATTGGGAACAGCAACGTGCAAACATGCTTTCAAGAATCTTTACTATTGCAAAGCAGGATAAAGCCGTTGAGCAATCCGTTGTAGCGGCAGCTAACCTTTATTTGCCTAAGGTACAAAGAATCATGAAGGCATCTGAGATGCGAATGGGCGCGAATCGAGCCGCTACTGATGACGCCTTGGTTCGTGGAGCTGTTAAGCCTCAATTCAAAACAGTGTCCGATATTCAGCAGTACATGATCCGCGTTGGAATGTCTGGAGAGAGGGGAGTCCGAGCTATGCCATTATTTATGGCTGAGATGCTCAGAATGTTAAAGACCTATGGTCAGCCCCAAACAGAGGCAAGAAACTTTCTTCAAACTGCAGCCAAAATAAGCGGGGGATCTAGGACAATCATAAAAGTAATATCCGATTACCTCCGAAAAGTATACAAAGCACTGTTTTCAATTAAGGATAGCCTGGTCAAAGCCGACCCTCAGTTGGCTGAAGACTTAAGCAATTTGTTGTCTGAGATAGACGATGTTCTCTCCGATTCGCCCAGCCAACCACGGCCAGAAGTGGCTCAACGTAGCCCAAATGTGCCACAAGCCCCAGAGGCCAAGCCCCGCGCTCCGCCAGAAACAGGAGGTGAAAATGTCCCGCAAGCCCCAGAAACGCCAGAAATTGTCCCGCCCCAAAATGCAGGTGAACCGCCGGTTATCGGCCAAACTCCTGAAGGGAGTCAAACAGTTGGAACTATTGCACCGCCAGAGCCGAGAGTAAAAATTGTCCCAAAGAGGACCGACACAGATCTAAGGGCTATTCCGTCGGGCCAAGTTGTCGATTTCCCAGTCAGTAAGATCGTTGTTAACGACAAGATTCAGCAATTTAAGAAGAAGGCCAAAAAAGATACTGGAGTGGTCAAACAGCTTACGGGCGAATATCAGCTTACGCCCAGAAACCCGATTGTTATCTGGCAAAGGAACGACGGCGTATTTGAGGTGATCACCGGCCGACATCGGTTGGATCTAGCCAAGCGGAACAATATGGCGACAATTCCAGCCCAAATCGTCAAAGAATCAGAGGGGTGGACGCAAGAGATTGCCGAAACATTTGATGCTGAGGCCAACATTCGAGACGGCCAAGGCGACCTAGAGGACTTTGCTTACTATTTTAGAAAGTCTGGAATCAGCCAGCAAGACGCCGAAGCAAAGGGTCTTTTGCGTGATGACGGCAAGGGTAAGGCCGGATTCTTGATCGCCAACGATGCGGCTGAAGACGTTTATGCAGGGCTAATGGCTGGAAAGATCGAGTCCGGCATGGCGGTTATTATCGCCTCTGGCGCACCGAAGTCTGGCGGGGCCGTCAATGAATCAATCCAGAGAGCTGCCTTAAACTACGTTAATTCAGAAAGAGTCACCCAGCAGGATGTTCGCAACTTTATCTCTGGAATGATCGCAACCTTCGCTGATAAGGGGCCAACTGAGACGCAATCAGACTTGTTCGGTAATGATGACTCAGCTTTGGAGCTGATGAAGCAACGCTCCAAGAAGGCCTCAAAGATCCAGAAGGATATTCGGCAAAAGCTGAACGCAATGTTGAATTTCAAGAAGCTGAGTCGTGAAGGACAAGCTCAAGCTTTGCAGGATGTAGGCGTGACCATAGCTGCGGGAGAAGATTCCGTGGCCAAAGTAAATCAGAAAATAACAGATTTGCAGGCTGATCTCGCCTCTTGGGAGAGGTGGGCTACGGATCCAGCAAAAGTAAGCCAAATCGACCAAATGCCTGATATTAAGGCACAAAGGATCGATATTCAGGCACAACGAATTGACCAAAACCAAGAAGGAGGCGTAGAATCTAATCGTGAAGAAAGAACTCAACCCGGAACAAGTGAAGGAATACAGCCAGATAGCAGCGGAGGAGGCATATCCCCGACTGGTGAAGTGGCAACGGGACAACCCGGACAGCTTCAGAATGTGGAAGACGGACGCGGACGCACTTTACCAAGATCCGTGGATCAACGACCTGACGGAGGATCCGGAGAGAACCAAGGATTGGCTGACAACACTGTTTCGGCAGGCGTGCGGGGCGGTGGAGGGCCACAACCAAATCTTGGCGCTATTCGCACGCTCCAAAGGAGAGGATCGGGAGTCGAAGCTGGGCGAGCTTCTGACGTCAATGACGCTGAACGAGTTTTAGGCGATGGCCTAGAAACCCAAGTTCCTTGGGTTCCGGTTATTCAGGGCAATGGAGTCAGCTTAAAAACATTTGCTCCAGCTGGTATTGCAGACGAAATTCGAAGAAATCTTGAGAGAATTGACCGCGAGCGAGGCGGACTCGAAAACTATGTATCGAAGGCGTTAGGGTTTAATGATGTCTCCGAGCTTTACCGAGTCGTAAATCCAAAGGCCGGATCCAGACTCAATAAAGAGCAAGTAGAGACAATCGCGGCCGCACTTGACCGGATGGATTCGGGCAAAGCCAACATCATTGGGCATGAGATGGGCATAGGGAAGGGCCGAGCCTGCGCAGCCCTGCTTTACGCAGCTTATCTTCGTGGTCAAATTCCAATCTTTTTCACGGCTAATTCGAGAACCTTGTACCCAACCCTAATGGATGACTTTAGGGATCTTGGATTCAAGATGGATCCATTTATTACCGACCAAGACTTCGAGTCAGTAATGGGAGACGGAAATGTTCTGACAAACAAGGGCAAGAACCCGAAGGCATTGTTCGAATCAATAACGGCAAGCAAGAAATTGCCGGCTGGCAAGACGATGGTAATGACCACATGGGAA